TTTCACCGCGACACCCGGCAATCATACATATTCATTGTAGATTTTGTTCTGCTCTTATTTTACGTATATGAAGACGTGACGAATAGGGGTAGAACCCCTAATCGCATTTGCTTTATGTGCTTTGAGAGACCTATAGAATAGGCAATAGCTTAATTTATAGATTATGAAAATGTACATTAATATGATATTTAGTCACCGCTCCGGAAATTAACAAATTCCTAAGTGATGATCGTATGAATGAAATAGTTGTGGCTACTGTTTCTTACGTTTATGCCGTCACCCCAGAGAGTCAACTCTGTTGTAAATCAACACTTTCTGCGGAAGATTTTAGCAGCCTGTAAGGATGAGCTGTGTTTGAATCTATCCGCATAGATTATTGAATTTCATGATGAGAAATTTAATGGCTGATAATTAACATTTGTAAGGTTTTGTGCATCGGTGGAATCCCACCTACATTTACTGATTTCGCTTAACCAATCTCCACCCGCAGTAGGGTAGAAGAGAGATTGTAGATCTAACAGACTTGTAGGAAGAATCGGTCCATTGGTCTCAATTTGACTGACGTACTAGTACTTACTATAAATGAACAATATGAACTTATATATGCACGTTTACCTCATGACAACCTGAGTGAGGAGGTTTGGTCACCTAAATTTACCGTGCCCCTGTATATTTTTTGAGGTTATCGATAGTTATTTTATTGATTTGATTGAGATGATATCGTCTTGGTTTGTTTAGCCCGTTGAGGTTAGTCCCTATTCCCACTAAAATTATGAATTCTATTTATTTCGAGGAATCAAATTTGAACGACCTGGGGATCTGGCTTGCACTTTTGTTGGTGCTTGTTTCAGTTTTTTTCCTTTTCAATGCTTTCGTGCTTGAGTCCCAGAATGGTTACGGCCATTCGAAATGGGAATCGCGCAAGAAGAATGAAGAGAAGGCTCATGATCGTAAAGATCGTGCGCAGCGAGAGAAGGAGGCTCGCATTCAGGAGACTAAAGAGAAGAGACGTGTTCGTAACGCGAATCAAGCTCTTAAGTCTCAGTTTGGCATTAAGGAATCAATCAATTTTGTGTTAGATGCGCCTGATTGGGTGCTAGATAATTTTGGCACCTATTGGTTGATGCTCCGCGATATTGCTTCCGAATTTAACTTTTCTTTACCCGAAATCAATTTCCTAGATTTCGGGAAATATTGGGTATTATTCAAGGAAAGTGAAGTTTTTGCTGAATTTTATTACCTCCTTCGTATGATGATCACATTGGGATTTTTGAAGAAGATTGATATTTCCTTTCGAGGAATGTCATTATTTGTTTCTGAACCTTTGCGTCAACAATTTACTGCTGTGCAATTGGTTGAGACAATTGTAGCCTTTGGTAAGTTGCTTATATCAAAAGTATGTCTTGTTCTTGAGACTGGAAACATTAATACATTTTTCCAATCTGAAGTAAAGAGTGCTTATGATGATGAGTTTACTTTTATCAAATCTCAGAAGGCTCGTATCGATGTTGGCCGCAAGGCTGACATTGATGATGAGTCTTACGATCGTCGTGTTCATGAGTGCATTGGCACCACTTTGTCACTTTTGAACATTTGCAAGGCTAGTGAAAGAGCTTATTACTCTATCCGTCTTGCAATTTTGCGTGAAATCCAAACGTCCCGCACCTTAGCCAAGAAGGAAGGTATCCGTGAGAAACCTTATGGTATACTTCTTTATGGTGGATCTGGTGTTGGAAAATCAGCGATTGCTAATGCATTGACTCGTTTTGTTCTTCAATCCAACGGATTTGATTACAGCCCTCGTGCTGTGATATCGTTGAACATGGAGGATAAGTATCAATCCGAATTTGCTACCCATCATAAGGGAGTAATTTTTGATGATATATGTAATACTGCATTAGATCGCACGGAAGGATCGCCTACTTTGCCCGTTATTATGTTTTTGAACAACATGACAATGGCCGCTTTGAATGCTAACGCTGATTTAAAAGGTAAAGTGATGATTGAACCTATGGTGGTTACAGCAACTACCAATGTTAAGGATTTATTGTCCAATCAATTGTCAAATGAACCTTTGTCTATTAATCGTCGTTTCGAGGTCACTATTACTCAGAAAGTGAAACCTGAGTATTGTAAACCTGGAACACAAATGTTAGATAGTTCGAAGATTGCCCATATGTCTAGAGATCAATTTCCTGATTATGCCACTTTCACCGTTGAGGAACCCCGTTACAAGGACAACAAGACTGGTGATAAATTTAAATCAGGAAAAACTCAACATGTCACGTACGTGCCTCGTGTATTTGAGGGCAAACCTTTAGTTGATGTTGATATCAAGACATTGTTGCGTTTTTTGAAGATTGATTCTGAGAAGCATTTTGCTCATCAGAAATCATTTGTTCAATCACAACGTGATTTGGCTGATATGCCGTTGTGCAAGTGTGGTTTACCAGTTGATATGTGTGAATCTTGTCCTTTGGATTCACAGGCTGGTATTCCTAATATTAGTGAGGTTGTGGAATATCTTACTGTATTGGAAGTTCGTGTTATTGCATGGTTGAATGCCTTTTTGCAAGCTCTTATTGTTTCGCGCTTTGGATCAGCTATTGTAGCTTATCTTATGCGAGATAAATTGAGGGATATTGTTATGAACAGCATTGGTTATTATCTCATTTGTGTTATTATCACTTTGGGATATGATATCTTCATGCATGTGCGAGGTTCGTGGATGATTCTCGCTTTAACACTGCTATACTCAGCTTATGTTACCGCGCGTTTTTACATGGTCCGTCGTTCTGTCGTCAAGAAGTTTGCTAACATTCCTTTGCCCTCGCAGTACATTCGTGACATGAGTTGGAATGCAAAGTTGAGAGTTATGTACTTTTTGATGTCCATTGGAATCTGGAAGGTTTTGGTTGTGCTAGCCAAGAAGTGGAAGACACTTCCTACTTCCCAAGCTGCAAAGCCAATTACTTTGAAACCAGATGCCAAATCATGGCAGAATGAAACTGAATTTTGGGATGTGCATGCTCGTGAACGCAAGTATCTTTTTGGAGATGCTGGTGTTAGTGAGAAATCTCGTACTATCACTGTTGATAATTTCACCAGCTTGATTGGAAACAAGTTAATGGTTATCGAGAAGGATAGTGGAGAATTTTGTAATGTTGTTCCATTGAAGAGTAATGTTCTTTTGCTTCCAAATCATATGGTTACGTCAAATACCGAGTTTGTGACGTTGACTAAGATTGGAGGACACACTTTTAAGAATATGCCTTTGGATGACAAAGTTGCCATGCGCGTCTCAGGAACAGATTTTGCTGTTTGGTACTGCCCTGGAGCTGGATTGCATCGCGATATTATTGACTATTATCCTAAAGATATTGATGAAGGTAAAAAGGTAGAAGTTTTTACTATTTATAATAATGAAGGAAAGTTGGTCAAATTTGCGAATATGATGGCTACTCGTGGTAGAGTTGTCACAAACAAAGGAGGAACCTTTCAGGGGTATAAATACAGTTTCCCTGAAGGTACCTTTGGTGGTTTGTGTATGGCAACTTTGATTGGTAAGGTGAATGGAATGCCATTCATTGCCGGTCACCATTTGGCTGGCAGAGGTTACAATGGGGCTGCTGGTGTATTGACCAGAACTGCTTTGTTGGAAACTATTGCCAAACTTGATGAGAGACCATGTGTGTTGGTTTCTCATTCTGCTACTGCTATGGAAACGCAGAGTATGGGTATTGAGTTCGGACCATTAACTGCTCCCCACGAGAAATGTATCACGAACAATTTGGAGTTAGATGCCAAGATTCGTGTGCATGGGGGACACAATGGTTCTTCTCGTTCCACTCCTAAGAGTGCTGTAGTGACTTCTGTTATCTCATCCGCCGTTAAAGAAGTGATGGGAATTGAGAAGAAGCATGATCAGCCTAAGGAGATGGGTGCCCAGCGTCATAAGGAATTGGACATTAGCGGTAAAGTTGACACTGCCACTGAATTTGATTCGGAGTTGCTCAACAAGGCTGTTACTGATTACGGTCTCAGCCTTATGTCAATTCCTAAGTCAGAGCTTGCGAAGGTTGGCAAGATTAGTGATGATGCTAATCTAGCTGGTCTTGATGGAGTTTTGGGCATCAATGCGATGAATTTTTCAACTTCAATTGGCTTCCCTGGAAAGGGAGCCAAGACACAATTTGTTGAAAGATCCGATCGTCATGTTGAGGGAATTTCGTGTCCTCGTGATGTTGATCCTATGATTCTTGAAGAAATTAAGAAGATGGAAACTAAGCTTTTGGCTGGTGAATCCATCAATACTGTTTTCAAGGCTTCATTGAAGGATGAACCCACAAAAATGACGAAAGATAAAGTGCGTGTATTTGCTGCGGCAAACATGCCATTTGTTATGCTTGTTCGTAAGTATTTTCTAACTCTCGCTGCTTTGGTGCAGCGCAATAAGATTGCTACCGAATGTGCTGTTGGAACTGTCGTCCAGTCACCTGAATGGACAGAACTGTTTGAGCACATTGGCAAGCATGGATGGGAGCGTGCCATCGCTGGTGATTATGCCAAATTTGATGGACGTATGAGCCCCCAATTCATGTTAGCTGCTTTCAAGCTTTTAATTAAGCTAGCAGAAAAGAGTGGAAATTATGAGGAGGATGATCTCACTATCATGCGTGGCATTGCCACTGAGATTTCATACCCTACTTATGATTATTTTGGAACTTTGGTTCAGTTTATGGGGTCAAATCCATCTGGACATCCTTTGACTGTTGTAATTAATAGTCTTGTTAATTCCCTTTATTTGCGTTATTGCTGGTATGCAATTGCAAAGGAAAAGGGATGGTGGAAAGTTCCACTTTTTAACGAGAAAGTTTCAGCTATGACTTACGGAGATGATAACATTATGACCGTTGCGAAAGGGTATGATGATTTTAATCATACTGCTATTGCTGAACAGTTGGCTAAGGTTAGTATTAAGTATACCATGGCTGACAAAGATGCCGAGTCTGTACCTTTCATTCATCTTAGTGAAGCTTCTTTTTTGAAGCATTTCGCTGTTTGGGATGACGAATTGGGCCTGTACAGATCTCCTGTTGAGGAGGATTCGATTGCCAAGATGTTACATGCACACTTGAAGTCCAAGGTTCTATCTATGGAACAATCAAGTGCTGAAGCAATTCAGAATGTAGCGTTGAAGTATTTTGAATTTGGCCGTGAGGTCTACATCAAGCGAGTTGCTCAGTTGGAGCAGGTTGCACGTGACGCTGGTATTCAGAGTTACGTTGGACCGATCATGAGTTATGATGATCGTCTCGCTTGGTACCGTGAGAAGTTCGACCTTTAGGTTGGCTTCATTAGCCCGCCCTGGGGGCTTTATACCTTGGGCCACCGTAACTATACGTTGGATAAGCTAAAAATAGTTATTTGTGTTTGATTAACGCACAAGCTGCTAGGTTCTGCATTACCTAGTTTTTGTGGCCAGCTACACAAATAGTCATTGTATATATCGTTATTTAGCGATGGGGTGACGCCCAATAAAATAGCACTGTTATGTTGTCGATTGATGTGCCGCACATAATATTCAATAAATTACATTACTTATCTTCATACTATTGTAGAGGACGAGACCCTCTTTAAAAATCTCGAATTTAACACTGCTAAGCAGAATATCCATCGCATTGAGTCCTTCGATGGGCTGGATGAGGTTAAGCGCCTCAGGTCCCGTAACAAGGAACTAAAAGAAAAACTTGCTAAGAAGTATCGCCATGTTTCTCAGCTCGAGAAGAGAATTTCTCAGTTGGAAGGTAAGGTATTGATTTCACAGTCGGGTGTTGTATCTGATGATCAACCTCCGCCTGGTTCGCTAGAGAGTGAAATGGTTCCCATGAGTAAAGAGCAAATTACTTCTTTTGCTGACCAGGATGCTGGATGGACTACAGAGAAAGTCGGTTATTATGAGCCAACCATGGACCTTGCAAACAATAGCGATAGTGAGCTAGGGAATTTCCTTAAGCGACCTATTCGTGAGTCTGCACAGACATGGATTGTTGGCCAACCTTTCTTCTATAAGTTCAATCCTTGGACTGCATTTTGTGAGAATGCTTTCGTGAGAGACAAGATCAAGAATTATGAGTTACTTCGAATGAAGCTGCACGTTAAAATGGTGATTTCGGGAACGAAATTTCACTATGGCCGTAGCTTGGTATCATATAATCCTTATACTGTTGGTGATGAAGTTACTGTTCACAGAAACTTTGTCACTCGGGATTTGATTCAAGCTTCGCAGAAGCCTCATTTTTTCTTGAATCCCACGAAGAATACTGGTGGAGAACTTTGTTTACCTTTCTTTTGGCCGAACAATTACCTCAGTATTCCAGATGCTGATTGGGAAGATATGGGAGAGATTGTTATCTCCTCATTTGGGAATCTCCTCCATGCAAATGGTGGAAATGATCCAGTTACCATTACTACCTACATCTGGGCTGAGGATATTGTTCTCACCATTCCCACTAGTTCTGATCCTCCACTCGCTTCACAGAGTGGTCGTCGTAGCAATAAAATGTCTTCGGCAGATCAAGCAAGTACAATTAATTCACAAGATGAATATGGGCAAGGAATTATTTCTAAGCCCGCTGCTGCAATTGCAAAGGCTGCAGGTCAGTTGTCGGCTTTACCTGTGATTGGTCCGTATATGACGGCCACTCAGATTGGAGCTAACGCTGCTAGCAGGGTTGCGCAGTTGTTCGGTTATTCACGACCAAACATTGTGACTGATATTCAGCAATTTAAACCATTACCTACTGGTAATTTGGCCAACACTGATGCTGCTGATGGTGCAATGAAATTGACTTTGGATAGTAAAGCAGAATTGTCTGTTGACTCTCGCACTGTTGGACTTGATGGAACTGATGAGATGGGAATTCTCGATTATTGTAAGAGAGAATCTTATTTGACTCAATTCTCTTGGGCACCAGATGCTGGTCCTGATGAGTTGTTGTGGAACACACGTGTGTTACCTATGCAACTTGATAATGTTCAGGGTGAGATTCATATGACGCCTTTGGCTCATATGGCTACCGCTTTTGAACGTTGGCAGGGATCAATAAAGTTTCGATTTCAAATCGTCAAAAGTGATTTTCACAAGGGCCGTATCTTAGCCAGGTGGGATCCGAATCAATTTACTTCCGTTGTTGACTACAATACCAACTATTCCCGTGTCATTGATATTGCGGAGACTGACGATTTTGAAATCGTGGTTGGTTGGGGTCAATCTGTTCCCTGGTTGGATTGTGGAGTCCCGTATGATGCGGGATCTAATTTCTCGGATAATTCAAGATTGCTTAATAATCCGGGTCAGGGGAATGGTATTTTGGAGCTCACGGTTCTTAACGACCTCGTCTGCCCCAGTATTGATTCACCTATCAGTATTAATGTTTATGTGTCTGCTTGTGATGATTTCAAGCTCGCTGCTCCAAGGAATGTTAATTTTAATAATTATCACTTGTGGCCTGAGCCTGTTGTTGCTCAATCATCGAATATTCTTGAGGAACTCAATGAGGCCGATGAGATCTTAGAATCACAAAGTAGTTCTCCTAATGTGGAAACTGGCGATTCAACAGAATCTGATAAGCCTACAGCTCCTAATGAGTTGATGACTATAGCAAGCAAATCTGATCAGGAAGATGCCACTTATCTTGTGTATTATGGTGATCCTCCTTGTTCAATTCGTGAATTGTGCAAAAGGTATTCTTTTACCAGATTTTGGTATCCTACTGCTGCTGGTATAAATGCACTTCGTATTAATAATCTTAGGAATAAGAATATGCCGTATCACACTGGGTATGACCCTAGTGGTATTGATATTGCGCAGGATGCAGTCACACCATTAACGGTTGGCCCGACAGCTTTCTCGTCGTGGTTCACTCCAGCATTTGCTGGAGTGCGAGGTGGATATCGTAAAAAGTATTTCTACTCTGCACCCACTACGAGACAGACACCGAATGTCACTCGTGACGGTTTTCACGGAACTGGGAATGGTATTTACCACAACTCTGAGATTCCTTTGGCTTCTGGAGAACCAGTTATTCAAAAGTATTTAACATCCAGGTTTAATATTGCTGCCGGAAATGGGACAGCAGCTACAAACTTGGGTATTAATAATACTGTTGAAGTTGAACTTCCTTATTATCAGCCTAAGAGGTTTTCTCGAGCAAGAACTATCAGTGCTCAGGACCTTGATTGTAATTCACATAGCGTTAGCACTACCGATGTTAATGCACCGGATTTCTTTTTCAATCCTCAGATATATTCTGTTGCCTACCAGCAACATGATGCCGTCGCTGAAGATTGGTCTCTATTTTTCTTTACTGGAGTGCCTATTTACTACCAGTACACGACGAATGAGCTTAGTTAAGTGCTTTTTCGTTATTATTATATAATTTATATATATTTCACAGAAGATGTGTTGTAAGAATCTTACTTCTGTGATCTTATTTGTTAAGATTCGACAATATTCATGCAACTATGGAAACATAGGTATGAATATAATCGTGTGAGCGACCCGCACGTCATATGTTAGCGCATATAGGAGACAATTCTCGACTTTTTATAGAAGTCACCTGGTATTTTACCTTCGAGATTTGTCTCGAAGGCTTTTAGCTAGGTGGCAACTTTAAGAGTCAGATTGCCTCGCCTGTATATATGGTCAATTTTGGTTTTTTATTCTACGTTCGTTTTAGAAGTTTTTTGATTACCAATTTTGCAGTGTATACAGTAGTTGGACATGGTAACATGTCCGGCGAGGTCTTC